GGAACCGTCTCCTGATTCAGGACCTTTAGCGAGTTTTGCAATCGCATTAGCCTCTGCATGGATGACTTCTGGTTTGGTCTTTAGATTATAACTTGTACCATCTTCTTCACGGAATTCATGTTCGTATGGTGATCTATAATCTCGGTATTCACAATCGTTTGTCCAACCGGCAGGCATACCATTGTAACCAATGGAAATGATCCTGTCATCTTTGACAATAATTGCACCTACCTGTAAACGCTTTGCAGTTGATAACTGAGCAAAGCGGTGTGCAACATCCATGTATGCGTCAATATATTTTTGTTTCATAATAAAATGGTGCGTCCGGAGGGACTTGAACCCCCAGCCAACGGATTATGAGTCCGCTGCTCTAACCAATTGAGCTACAGACGCAGAATCACCAATAACCGTCATCAATCCAAATTCTAAAAGTTAAACATAACATTTCAATAACTAAAGTATCATTATCAATAAGCCATTCATCAGATTTCGTTATATATGCATCAACTCGCCAATGAAAAGGATTACATTTAAAAGTTATATTGAAACCAGAATATCTCAAATAATTTAAAATTTTATTTGACATACTCAATATTATCTTTTTTAATATAATGAACTTCTTTCAAAGAATCATTATTTGGAATAAATTTATTAACAGGAATAAAAGTGATGCCGTCAATATTTTTTGACGGCCAATGTGACCAAGTATAATAGGTCTGCTGGTTCGTTTTGGTACGAACAGTTAAAATGGTAGGAGTTTTCACTTTTTTCATACTATAATGATACTACAAAAGGAGAGGTATGTCAAGTACCTCTCCGTATTATTACCAACTACTCATCACCGTTAATGGTAATCCTCTTAATGGCATCTTGAGTTTGTACCAGATTTTCTAACCAAACTTTTAACATACCATTTACCATTTCGGCATTTTTAATTTCAATCTTGTCTGCCAATGTAAACGTGCGAATAAAGTTGCGGTTAGCAATTCCTTTATAGAAGTATTGATCAGCATCTTCATCTTCTTTTGCGGAACCTTTGATAACCAATTTATTACCCTCTAATGTGACTTCAATATCAGATTTGGCAAAACCTGCTACTGCCAATTCAATAATGTACTTGTTTTTCTCAACTTGTTTGATATTGTAAGGTGGGTAATTTGCAATTGCTTTTTTACCAATCTCAGTTGTCATTTGTGACACTTCATCAAAAAATTTATCAAAGCCAATAGAAAAAGGTTGCAAGTGTTTTGAATAGTCAATAAGGCTAGGGAATGTATTCATAATATATCTCCTTAAACAGCTGATTTGAAAGGTTTGAATGCTTTTTCGAAAGCACCAGCGAAATCATATTTTGTGGCAGAATCAATAAAAACATCAGAGGCGTGAACCATTTGACGAGCGAATTGTGCCTGAGCATCTACAAAAAGTTGTAGTGGCTCACGAATGACTTCTTCATTTACAAATGTGTTAAGGAATTGAGTTTTGGCGTATTGAACCGAATCAATAGCCGTGTTGAGGTACTGTTTCATAAGTTTCTCCTTGGTTAAGCGAGTTAATCAAAATTGCCGCCCAATAGGCACGGCACATATACTATATCAGTATTTATACTAATTGTCAATAAGTTCCTGGTTTTTTACCAATATTATATTTGGTAACCAGATTCCAGTCTTCCTTCTCTTTATGAGAGATTATTTTAATCTGTGAAAGGAATATTGGTTGTGGTGTTTCCACGCTACTGCGGTTGACAATATTTACTAAGCCCCAATCTTCAAGTAATTTAGCAATGGCGTTTCTGCGTGAAAGGTCGTTCTCAGAAATATCATTAGGTTTACCATCTAAGGCAAACAATTCTTTGAAGTGTACTATGTAATATCTTCCTTGTTTGTGGAGAATATGACAAGATTGGTATAAAGTTCTGTCTTTTTTAGAAGCAACACCGATTCTAGTAAGAGTTTCACGCACCTTCAAGAAATCATCTTTTTCTTCTAATGTAACTTCTATTAAATCTGTAATCGAAATCATGATTTTTTCATTCCGCCTTTGTCTGTTCTTTTTCTTATCTCAGCGATTTGTTCATCATTTAGAATACGCAAAGCTTCTTTGGCTTTCTCATTAGAGTAACCGAAATACTGTTTGACACATTCTAGATCTTTATGGACCGATGCTTTCTGCCACGGTTCGAATTTCCGTTTCATCGGCCTAATGGTATTTAGAAGGTACTGGAACTGTAAATCTGGTGACAGTCCAGGGTTCTTGTTCATCTCATTAACATAAAGTACGCAATCCATGTGGTATGACAATGAACGGTTAACGACAAAACCGTTATAATCCTTTAGATCCAATTCGTCCCTAAAGGGGTTCTTTTTGGTCTGTAGTATGGAGGGTATAATTTCTTTAAACAGATCAGGCATATTAATACATTGTCGAAAGTAATTGTTGTAGTTCTTTTGCTTTTTCATCAGTCATTTTATGAACAGGTGTTAAAGCATTTTGTTTGATGGGAATAATAATTCTTTCTTTACCCCAGCGGTCTTTCCATGGATAATAATTCATTTCATTTGGTACAGCTCTATAAATCCAACCATCAGAATAATGTGACCATGAAGTGTGAGGAACTGAAACAAAATATAAAACATGAGTCGATGTACATTTTTTAATTTGATTAGGTAAAAAAGTAAAAGCATTCTTTTTAACAAAAGGTGCTTGAGTTTTTACTTCTACTCTGTATTTACCATCAACTAAAATATCTTTTTCAGAATCGTATTTGTTTTCCAAATACATATCACGAATTTGTAAATCAAGTCCTAAAGATTTTAACATATCAATTACGATAAGTTCTCCTGCACGACCCAATTCTAAAATGTTTGTAGTGTTCATTTGAACTCACAATCTACCATAATTTCAGTTAAACAGGCTGTAGTATTGATTTCATGGTCAGCAACAAAAGCTGCCTGATATTGATACTTGGCCAAGATAAGAACCAGTTGAGGCACAGATTGAGGCTTTAGAACTTCATAAAGACCTTCATATAATTTTCGATATAGTTTTGTTGGGTCATTATCCAAATTATTTGTAACCCATTTGCGAGCAGATGAAAAATCTTTTTCTTTTAATGCTTTGATAAGGTTAGACAAATCAACATCTGCAACACTACCAAGAATACCTTTATCGATTACACCAGATACGGAATATCTTTGTAATTCATTTAAAATTCTACGGTTATCAGGAAAATGTTTTGTGATGAGTGCAGCAAGAACTGGCTTTTCATATTCTACTTTTTCTATTTCAAGAATATATTCAATGCGCTTCATTAGTGAAGCAGCCATTTTCTGTTTGCAACCATTGATCTTGAAATCAATAACTGCACAACGAGAATGAATGGGATCGATAATACGATTCTTGTAATTACAAGTAAAGATGAAAGAACAATTGGATGCAAATTCTTCAATTGCACCACGCATTGCAGGTTGAGTTGAATTGGGATTTAGATAATCGGCCTCATCGATGATTACAACTTTTCGTCCTCCCATGAGGGAAACAGATGAGGCATAGTTTTTGATTTTGTTCCGCAAAACATCAATGCCTGATTCATCTGAACCGTTGATAATGATATAATCACAACCAACTTGTTCACACAAAGCTCTGGCTACTGTTGTTTTGCCGACACCTGCACTACCAGATAAAAGTAGATTAGGGATTTCTTTACGATTTACATATTCTTGAAATGTGTTCTTTAACGCATCAGGAAGAATACATTCTTCAATAGTTTTAGGACGATACTTCTCTACCCATAATAAGTGTTCCATTCACAGACTCCATAATATAAAAGTACAACATCATTTTACTTCATTCATGCCTTCAAATAAAGCAACAAACTCATTGAATTCAGCAGTCTCACTTTGAATTGATTGATTATATTGTGCTTTGGCTAACTTCTTAATAATTTTTTTAGGAACATTCAACGAATCATATGTAGCATTAACAATGTCTTTTATTGCTTCATTTTCTCTTTCAATCTTATTCATTGAATCATTAATTTCTTCAATCGCAGATTTCAATGCTTTCAATTGTTCATCGTTGAAATTTCCAAATAGTGTTTGAACTGTTGCCATAATTTATTCACCAATTTTAGTGAGTTTACTTTCAAAAGCAATCCAGTACTGAATATCTTCTTTTGTATTTTTGAAGTTGACCATTCCTTTGAATGAGATGCTAACAGCATAAGAACCATTAATCATTTTCATATTTTCAATATTAAAAACAATCTTGTACTTCCTAACAGCATAAGAACCATTAATCATTTTCATATTTTCAATATTAAAAACAATCTTGTACTTCTTGCCATTACCTTTGCCAACAGTAATTGAGTTAACGTGTGCGGCATCATCTTTTGCATCAAAGGAAATAATTTCGATGTTTTCGCCATCCGAAACAATGCCAATATTAGGTGATGAGAGTGTTTGTGCTGCTTCTTTTAAGTCTTGAAAATCTTCAGCAGATAGAGTGAAACTATCATCAACTGATGGCATTACGAGTTCTTTTTCAGGAGGAAGAACTAAAGTTTCTTTTGCAGACACACGATATGTGGTCGTATTTTTTCCTTTTTGTTTGGAAAGAATAATGTTTGAATCGTTAAGATCAATCTCACCATCTTTATATAAACGCTGTATCGATAAAAACTGATTCAAATCATAGACACAAAAATCTGAAGGAAAATTATCTTTGATATTTGCCTGTGCCAAGATAGATTTGGTAGATGAAATGGTACTTATTTTTGAACCTTTTCTGACAAGAATATTTCCATTAATTGATGAAAAATTCTTTAGTACTTCTAGTGTTTCATTAGATAACTTCATTGTACTCTCCATAATAAAAATTTATAATATCACAAATCTTACTTATTGTCAATAGAATATTTGACATCATGCTCATAAAGGAAATAAAGGCAACACATAGCGTGTGCTAAGTGATGTATTCCAGATTCAGTATCCATAATTTCTCCTTCTTTCCAGGCCCATAGATGCCTTTGCATAGCATCAAAGTATCTGCGCTTAGAATCAGGAACATATTTCCAATTATCTGGCTCATATTTTTCTGCACCAAAGGTTAATACTTTAACCATTTCTTTTAGTGCAAGAGGTGGAACTAAACCATATTGTAATTTTCCGCCATCAAATTTACGACCACCTTTCATTACATTTCACCAACAAAATTTGCAACAGCAGGCATATCTCCTTGGAAATGATATGTGCCGATATGTGAAGTTCTCATCCAAGGACACAACCAAATTTTTCCTCCGATATTTCTCCACCATTGGCAGAACATATAATCTTCTGAAAGATATCGCTCTGACTTTTCATCAATTACTGTATCAAAGTAAGCATGAATATAACGAGTACCATCAAAGTTTGCTTGACCAACATGGTCTGGTTTATAACGAAACTCAGGATAAGCTTTTTCCCATTTAGGAAATACTTCACGCTTGACCATCATAAATCCTGTTCCGATCTCCATAACTTCTAGTGGTTCTGTAACGGAGAATTGTGCGGTGCCTTTAACAGGATTAAACACATAGTCGCCTGTTACTTTTTCCAAAAGACTTGGATCAATATCAGGATTCTTTTCCATTGCACGCTTCACAGAACGCCATTTAATTGCTTTCTTTGGATAAGGTGCGCCGACAACATCACGATCTAATGCTAACATAGCGATGACATCTTGTGGATTGAAATGAATATCAGAATCGATAAACAAGAGGTGTGTGCAATCGGATCGGTGCAGGAATTCATCAACAAGATAATTTCTTGCACGAGTAATTAGAGATTCATTAAACAGGAAAGAAAATTTAATGGGTACTCCATAAGACATTAACATACCTTGTAAATCAAGGCATGATTTCATATAGAGTCCATAGTTTTGGCCACCATACATTGGGGTTGCAACGAATAAACTTTTCTTTTGTAAATCTTCTTTTTTAATTGATATTTCCATTATAACTCCAATAAACAGTAAAAGGAGAGATACCTTTCGATATCTCTCCGGCCATCAAATCAGCAATGATTAGTTTGTAAAAGAAAAACCATTTTCGAGAGCAAATTTGACCATTGCTTTGGAAGGTGATCCAAGGCGATAGTATTTGATCAAGCGACCGTCAGAGAGGCGTTTGCTGTTTGTGTAAATGCAATGACCTTCTTTACGAAGTTCTTCAATGCGAGCAGAAACATTGCTAATACCAAAACGTTTCTGTGCTTGTGCTACGGTGAAAGTGTTGTAACCGCTTTTTGCTTTAAGTGCGCTCAACATTTTTTCTTTTGCGGACAAATATGCCATAATAAAAACTCCTTGTTCATAGTTAAATTAAATTCTTGCTTTAAGCAAGTTCTCACAGTATACTATTATGTATATGATTTGTCAAGAATATTTGTGGTATACTTGACTATCTTCCTACTTGTGGAAGATATTTTGCCTTGTTTTCTTCCCAAGACAGATATATCAAATCGTCATAGAAAAGAGAATCATATGAAACGGTATTCTTTTTCTTTAACATCGATATACGACCCTTAGCATACTTGGTTTTCCAAATATTGGCAAGGGTTTCTTCACTGGTATCAAACGACTTTACCAGTTTATCTTCCTTGATTTCTTTTCTAAGAAATTCGGAAGTATTATTATAGAGGTAAGAAAAATAGATACCTCTTTGGTGTTCCGTTCTTATTAGATTTTTTGGAATACCTAATTTTGAATAAGCGAAATTCAAGGATCTATTTTTATGATCTCGCTTGAGTGGAAGACCTTGTGTGTTTTTGGCTTCCCACCATTCAAAATATTTTCGTGTATGGTTTTCTTTAATCCAATTAAAAACCATTTTGCTTGTTTCTCTTGATGGTTCAAACGCAACCGAACCAGAAGAAAAACCCATCTTTTTCCAATGTTCTAACCCATCATATTGTGAAAGTCCATTAGATTTTGTATTTCCATATAAAGATGTTGTGGTAACACCAACTAACACATCTCCATATCTTTCTTTCCAATCTTTTTGTACAGTATCAGATAAACACAACAAAGCAAGTAACTTGCCGCCCATGTAGTTAAATCCCAAAGGTTGTAAAGGTACGATAGTAGAACCAATTGCGGTATGGTTAATCATGCCTTGTTGTGTTTTAACCTCTCTCGACCATCCAATTTCTTTATCTCTAGGTGTCAAATCTAAAAAATCTGAAGATATACAAATTACACCTAGATATTTTTTTGTTACTTGATCAACTACTGTATAGAATAGATTTCTTCCAATATTTGAATTGTTTTTCATTGTAGAAGAAAATGTTCGAATGGCATTCCAAGTTTCAGCCAAATCGCCATTTGAAATTTCCATAACAGGCTTTAACTTTTCATAATCATCAGGTTCTTTTGGCATCCAAAAATTAGATTTAACTTGTTTGATAAGTTTCTCTTGTTCTTTATTAACCATTTGAACTTCATCACCAAATAGTGTCGATTTTTCTTGTACTGGATATCGTTCTTTAACCTCACACCATTTTTGATATAATGTATATTCACGAACATCCATTTGTGATGCATAAGTCAAATTCTCGATGAGTTTATTTTTAACTAGATCTGCATCAATATGTTCAATTTTAGGATTGCTTTCTTGCCAATCCTGCCATTGTTTATCTACGAATTCTATGGGTGTTGCCATTATGCGAATTTCATTTTCTTTAAAAGTTTATTTCTTTTCTTGATGCCCATTGATAGTGCAAGTGGTTTAACTCTCTCAGTATACACTATACCATTCATATGATCAAGCTCATGTAGAAAACAGCGAGCAGATATGCCATTAAATGTGGCTTCTTTTTGTGCTCCTGTAAAATCTTGGTACTTAACTTTTATTTCGGCTGGTCTAGTTATTTTTAACCCCAAAAAAGGAAAAGATAAACAACCTTCTACTATGTGTGCCATCTCATGTGAAACGTGTGTAACTTCTGGATTAAAGAATGCCACGTACTCATCCTCTGAACCCATAACAAACACTCGATGTGGTAATCCACATTGATTTGCTGACAGTCCTAATCCACGATATTGTTTACAAGTATCTACCAATCTTGAAGCTAGTGCATTAGGATCGATTGGAGGATTATCAAAATCAAACTTTGGCATTGTTTGTGCCAAAATAGGATCATTCTCTTTAACTAGTCTTAACAATTCTTTTGGTTTAGGAGGTGCAACTATTGCCTCTTTACCAGTATCAATTTTAATAATTTCCGACATAATAATCTCCTATTTAAATCTTGGTCCGTTTACCCAACCAACAAGACTGTATCTTTTTCCTTTTTTCAAAGGAGTGACTTCATGTAAAGTCCATGATGGAAAAATTGTCATGGTACCTATATCTTTAGGTGCAACATCAGGATCTTTAGAATTAAAAAGCCATAAACTTCCGCCTTCATAAGATTCTTCTTCTGTTAATTGAACAGAGAAACTTAATTTCCTATGACCAAATCCAGAATATTCGGCATCAATATGTTTTCCATAAAAACTTCCTTTTTTATCATAAACTGTAAATTGCATAGTTTCGATGTATGTTAAATTATAATTAAAAAATTGTTCATTCATTTTCTGGACAGCATCTGTACATCTGCGATATATCCATTCATATTTTTCTCGATTTTCTTTGTCTGTTCTTAACCAAAAAACTTCTGTTATTCTCACATTTTCATCTTCAATTCCTGGACCTAGTTCTGCTTTTTGTAATTTTTCCATATTAACTAGTTCGATAATAGCATTACATTCTTCTTTTGAGAACGTTTGCATCCAAGCCCATCTCTCATCAACTTTATCATTCTGTAAAAACCATGTCATAGCAATCTCCTATTTCGCAATCTGACTAAAATTGTTTTTCTTTTCGAAACGAATAATTGATCTGAATTTGTCAAATAATTGATCACCTTTATGTGATATAACAAATATATTAGTATCAGAACCCATCTCATGTATTAACTTTAAAAATTCTTCTGTGCCAGTACCATCTAATGATGAATCAAAAACCTCATCAAGTATTAACAGGTTGGTGTTGGTACTGTTTTTTAATTTTGCAATCTGTCTCCATGTGAACAATAGAGCCAAATCAATTCGCATCTTTTCACCTTCTGAAAAGTTTGCATAACTAAATTCATCTCGGTGCCTAGACTTAATCGTTTCTTCAAAATTTTCATTGATATTAAAGTTAACAAAGAAATCCATTGAAGTCAAATACTTGTTCACCAATTTATTCATGATAGGCAAATATTGTCTAATGATCTTAGTTTTTATTCCAGTATCTTTCAACAATGATGCAGCCAAATCATAGTATTGTTTTTCTTGTGTTAGTTCTTCTTTTTTAGCTTCCAAAGTTTTAAGTTGTTCTCTGAGTTCTTTTAACTTTTGGTTTTCTTCCTCAAGGTTGTCTTTTTTGTTTGAAAGTTCTTCAATTTCTTTTTGTATCTTACCAATATAATTATTAACTGCTGTTATGGTAGAATTATGTTTTACAATTTCATTATTGTGTGATGTGATGTTTTTTAAGATTTTTTGGATTTCAACAATTCTTTCATTTGTTTTTTCAATTTGTGTTGATAGATCAGAGAGAGCAGTTCTGACTTGTCCCTTGGTTTGTCCCAAATTGGTAATCTGTTCAGTTCTAAAAGATTGTTCAATACCTTGTTTGCAAGTTGGGCAGCTGTCATGTTCTTCATAAAATGCAACCTCTTTTTCTATTTTTTTAATTCTAGATTCAAGTTTCGATTCCAAATTTATCAACTTAGAACTTTTATTTTTCATTGTAAGTTCGTCAGAAACTTTACTTTGCATCATGTCGATATGTTTTTGAATAAGATTTATGTCTTTATTCAGTTGTTCAATTTGCTGTTCTGAAGAAACTATTTCCGTTTTCTTCTTTTCAATCTCAGCTTCATTGTGCTTTTTGGATTCATCAATGTTTTGTTTTTGTAATTCCATCTTTTCATTGGTGAGATCCACATCATATTTGGTTTTTAACATGGCATCTTTGTTTATTGCCACTTTTTCTTTGACCAAAGAATTCATCGTTGAAAAGATTTGAATGTCCAATAAATCTTCAATGATTGCTCTACGATCAGCAGGTGATAGTTGCATGAACGGAACAAATGATGCCGAACCAAGAATAACAACTTGTGTGAATGATTTGAAATTTAATTTTAGAATAAACTTTTCTAGATATTCTTGGTAGTCTTTAGATTTGGCATCTTGGTCTACTAGAACATCATTACAATAAACTTCAAATACATTTGGTTTTATTCCACGAATTACCTTATATTTCTTTTTACCAATAGAAAATTCAATCTCCACAACACATTGCTGTGCATTGATAGAGTTTAGTAATTGTGGTTTGTTTATCTTTCGAAATGGTTTACCAAACAGACCAAAACACAAAGCATCTAGAATAGTAGATTTACCCGCACCATTATGACCAATGATGAGGGTATTTGTTGATCTTAATAAATTGATTTCAGTAAAATTGTTGCCTGTTGATAAAAAATTCTTCCAACGGACTTTTTCAAATATAATCATGCCTGTTCGGTATTCAATGCCTCAACGTATAGTTCACGCAACACGGTCTTTAGTTTATCATTATCAATATGATCTTCTTGTAAAGAATCCACATACTTATTAATTATAGTAATAGTATCTTCTGCCTGATCAATCATATCATCTTCAACACCTTCTGTCAAGTCAGTAAAATCTTCTGCAATGGTAATATCAATTGGATTCACATTGTACAGATTATTCATAAACTTATCAAACAGATATGGATTAGTTTTATTGACTACCACAACCTTTACATAGGTATTGGTATATTTTTTTAAGTCCATCTCATTAATTTCAGTAATCGATTTCTCTTTATCATCATAGAGAATACGATGAAACATTACATTAGGATTGACAACAAACTCAAGATTCCTATTATCCAAATCAAAAATGTGAAAACCCCTAGCGTCATTATAATCTTGCCAAGTGAGTTCGTATGGGTTTCCAAGGTAATGTATGTTTCCCTGAGAAGAGCGATGGTGATAATGGCCACTAAAGACCATATCAAACTTAGAGAATAAATCACGTTCTAATCCTTCATTTGATGGCATACCACGATGCATGGCAAATCCGGCAATCTCGAAATGCCCCATACATATGTCTGCCTCTGTTTGTTTTAATTGATCCATGGACTCTTGGTGATTGTCAGGACAAATCCATGGCATCATGCAAATTGCGGTACCACCGATATAGATTGTGTGTGGTGTATCGATGACTGTGATGTTGTTATATTCACGCAACAATAAGTCAACTGAATTTACTTCATTGGTATTCTTGAAATAGGTATCATGATTACCGGCAAGCATATTCACTTTGATGTTTCTTTTTGCCAACTCATCAAAGAACATCTCTTTTGTTCTTTTAAGTGAATAAAAGTTTACATATTTCCTACGATCAAAAGTATCACCAAGTATAAGGACATTGTTAATGCCATTACTATCGATTTGTGGAAAAAACACCTCTGAATAAAACTTTTGGTAATAATCAAGGAAGTGTTGTGAATCGTTCCTCGCACCGAAGTGTTGATCCGTTATTATTGCAATCTTCATATTTAATCTCAATTACACAGTCTTTAGATTTCTGTTCGACAAATTTAGCCGCTTCTATTATATTATCAAACCATTCAAAACAAACAAATGGCTCTTCATTTTCGCACCAACTAATCTTATACATGATATCACTCTCCTAAAAACTTTTCAACACCTTTCGTTTTCTTTGCCGTTTTCTTTGCTTTTTTGCCTTCTTCATAGTTTTCAATAAACTCGGCAATATTATCATACATTTCAAACTGCCTTGTGGTACCATCTTCCAATTCCATCATTTCAAATTCATCTAGAATACCAAACATTTCTGTAGATTTATATTTCACATATAGTTGTTTCTTTTCTTTTTGTATTCTACGGAGAAATGCAAAATAGATTATCTGTGTAAAATATGCAAATGGATTTTTAGATTTGGTAGGATCAAAGTTATCAAAGTACATCAGACAGTTTTCAATACCATCTGAAATCATCTCATCACGATATGTGTAATTGATAAAATTAGGTTTATGAGACAGACCTTCTGCAATCTTCATAAAACATTCTCCTATGTAATTTGGTATAGGAGGTTCAGTAGTTTTATTTTTCTTTGCTAACTTTTTAGCAT